GGCCAAGATAAGTATGAACTTCCCAACCGCGGGCTTTACCATTGGAAGCATTGCAATGAATGGAAATCAGAAAACAATTGCGGATACCTATTTCTTTGCAGATGGCATTCACGCGGCGAGCCCGTTCACGAATAGGTACATCGATAGACTCCCGAACAATCAGTTCAGAGTCAACTCCGAATTTTATGAGCTCTGAATAAACTCGACTCGCTATTTCACGAGTATAGGACCATTCAAATAGCTGACTGCCATCTGGCCAAAGTGGCGAGCGTTTACCTGCAGTATTCTCGCCATGCCCGTTGTCAAGTAGGATTTTCATCTTTTACCTCCTTCTTTTTAAAGATTCGTACCTGGTACCGATAATCGACTCCGAAGAGTGCACCGGCAAATGTGCTGACTTCTCCAAATGCCACCAGGACGGAATTATGTATTTCTCCGCGAGGAGACACCCAAAAGCCTGAGAAGATGAGTACCATTCCTGAAATTGTGAGGAAGACAGCTACAGCCAATTGTACCGTGAGTTTTTTCATTGCTTTCATTTTTTTGCTAAGATATAGGGGATTCACCGCTATTTAAAGGACGATTTCACATCAAAAAGATCAGCTGCAGAGGAATTGAACATGAGCGTCCAACCTATACTTTTGAATTCCGGAGAAACGAAAGGCACGATATCGTGATTATCGGATATCTTATCTAACCAAGGAGTTGCGGAGGACTGGGAGTCTTGGATGAGTTTCTTCCGGAGAGACGCAAGAAGAGACAAGGCGACATCCGAGGCTATGGCAACTTCGACCATATCGGCTGAATCAGTCAGTTTCATGGCAATGGTAGCTGCCAGCTTCTGTTGGTCTAAGATGGAATTCCTGGAGTCGCGAGATGAGGAAAATTCTCCAAAATCAATGAAAAGGTAGTTGCCGGTGATGTCGTTCACGCGCCTTTTCACGTCGTCGTATGATTGGCCGAAAACGAGATTCTCAAGTTCCGGCATGAGCGGATCCGGAAGATTCTTCACGTACTCAAGCAGAGTGGAGTACTGAGGGAACTGGCTTGCACCATTACTAAACATGGAAGCCACGCCTTCCTTCTGAGGGTATCGGGCAAAGTATTTTAATAAATTCAGGATCATAGAATATCATTGATTAAGTGAATGGGTAAGCCGGTTTCGTTCGC